GTACAACCTCAGCGAGCGCCATGTCTACACGATCCTCGGGCAGCAGCCGGGCGAGGATCGTCAGATGAAACTGTTTTAACAAATTCCTTCCAGATGGGGTGGCCAAACACCACCCCTTCCTTCCCCGCTTTAAAACTCCTGAAGTAATTCAGACTGACCCGCCTCTCCCGTAATCCCCTATAAGTTACCACAGACATTCTGATCTCCGCCTGGTTGCCGGGGTGGTCCAAACCTGGACCGCTCCGGCTGCCTGGTTCACAGTTCAAGGACAATGGGGGAAGCGTGAAGGGACAACGCACATATCCAAACATTTACGACCGCTACTTCCAGGTGTCTGCCCTGGAGTTCTTTTATCAAATCTTGCCGTGGCAGTGGTTCAAGGCCCAGGGTATCGCCGAATCGTCACTTAATCCGGAAGCGGTCTCCCCGGTGGGGGCGTTCGGTATCATGCAGCTGATGCCGGGTACTGAGTCAGACATGGCTAAAAAGCTCGGCACCGTTCCTTCCCCACTGCCTCATAACAACATTCGGTTCGGCATCGCCTACGATCGGCAGTGCTGGAATATCTGGAAGAAGGAAGACGGCATCGAGCGGATCCGCTTCATGCTCGGCAGCTATAACGCCGGGCCTGGTCATATCATCAAAGCTCAGAAGATTGCCACACTTGCCAATCTGCCCTCCGACAAATGGCAGTCCATCACCATGGCCCTGCCGGAAGTGACCGGCCGTCATTCGAAGGAAACCATCGACTATGTAGCAAAAATCGAGCGGCTTTACGAGCAGCTCACAACCAGGGAGAAGACAGCATGAAGGGATGGAAAACCTGGCTTGCCGCCGCGTGTACGGCCGGTCTTGGCGTGGTGAGTTTGATGAACGGTGACACCGCCACCGGAATGCAACAGCTGACAGCGGCGCTGGCCTTGATCGGTATCGGCCACAAGATCGAGAAGGCGAAACAATAAATGGATCAGTTCGACCAGGCTCAGGAGTTGGATGCCCAGTTTCTAAAACAGGCGTTGTCCCTGCAGGCACGGGTTGCGGGTTTTTCCGGAGTGTCCAGGACAAACTGTATCGATTGCGGTGACGAGATCCCCGAAGCACGTCGAACGTTTTTGCCGGGAGTCAGCCACTGTGTTGATTGTGCCACAAAGCTAGAGGAAATCGAAAGGAGGAGACGATAGTGTCACCGGCAGAGATCACCGCCCTTTTAAACTCACTATCTACCCTGGTAGGCGTCACCGGCACAACGCCGATCATGACGCTCTGCCTTGGGGTGTTGCTCGGCCCTTGGCTTGTGCTGGTCATTATCTCAATTTTCCAGCATAGGCGATTCGAGGCAGTGGTGACAATGTACAACAACAATTTTGCCCAGGTTGAAGGGATTAAAGACTTGGCCGGAAATTACAGGGAAATGGCGAAAGACGATCGCGAAACGGTGGTCTGGGCCGCCGCCGAAGTGCAGGCGCTGCGCTCGGCTATCGAGGGGAATATGCACTGCCCACTCATCCGCAAAAACGCAAAGCCAAAGGATATCCAAGATGAGTCATGAAAGGTTGATGATGCAGGGCAAGCTGGCAGGCCTCAAGGCCAAGCGCACCCAGCTGCAGATGAAAGGCAAGGGACTGTGCCGGTCGATAGCTCCGGCAATCAACCCGCACCTGCTGGAGATCGAGGACATGGAGATTGCTTTGGCCGCACAGCAGATGGATGAGCTGGTCATGGTCCAGGCGGACCTGCTCTCGGTCAACACCCAGATCCACTCACTGGAGAAAGCCCTTGGCAACTAAAGGCGACAAGGCGGTGCTCGGTCACCAGGCGCAGCGGCTATATGCGGACGGCCATAACCTGTCGGCGATCGGCGAGCAGCTGGGCGTCTCGGTAACGAGCCTTGCCCGGTGGAAGGCGGATAGCAAAGACCCGAACCAGACCATGGACGAGTGGGACCGGGCGAGGAGCCAGAAGCGCGGCAACATCCAACGGCTGCGTGATCTCTTTGAAGATCAGCTTGCTCACCTGGAGGAATGTACTCCCGAGAATCGCACCGCCCAGAAGATGGACGCATTAGCCAAAATGGGCGCGCTGCTCGAGCGCTGGGACAAAATGGAGAAGGCGCACAGGGTGGCCGAAGAAGTTGTCACCGAGATCAAGAAAGAAAAAGGCGGGCTGTCCGATGCTACGGTTGACGACATTCGCAGGCGTATCCTGGGCATAGGTGAATGATGGAAATCGGCGCGCGCATAAAAGACCGGACCCCGGCCGTCCTGCTGCCATATCAGCAACGGTGGGCAGCAGACAATGCCACGGTCAAGGTATGCGAGAAGTCGCGGCGGATCGGTTTGTCCTGGTCCGAGGCCGCTGACAATACGCTCTATGCCGCATCCGCCGCCGGTGATGACGTCTGGTATATCGGCTACAACAAGGACATGGCCGAAGAGTTCATCAACGACTGCGCGGCCTGGGCCAAACACTATCAATTCGCTGCCGGTGCCGTCGAGGAGTCGGTGCTGAAAGATGAAGACAAGGACATCCTGATTTTCCGGATCACCTTCGCCTCCGGCAATCGGATCGTCGCCCTTTCCAGCCGCCCGAACAACCTGCGCGGCAAGCAGGGTCGGGTCATAATCGATGAGGCAGCATTCCACGACAACCTTGCCGAGCTGTTGAAAGCAGCGCTGGCTCTTCTCATGTGGGGTGGCCAGGTCAGGATCATCTCTACCCATGATGGTGACACAAATCCCTTTAACGAGCTGGTGAATGATATCCGCGCCGGGCGCAAGCCATACAGCCTGCATCGAATCGATTTCGATGACGCTTTAAACGAGGGTTTATACAAGCGGATCTGCATGCGCAAAAAGAGCGTGTGGAGCGAGGAGGCACAAAAGGCCTGGCGGGCGGAGATTGTTACCTCCTACGGCGATGACGCCCAGGAGGAACTTTTTTGCATACCTGCTCAAGGCTCAGGCACATACCTTGCCCGCACCATGATCGAGGGATGTATGTCGGATGAGATCCCGGTCATCCGCTACGGCCAGACCGACGAGTTCAACGAAATGAGTGAAGAGCATCGGAGCAGTGTTATCGAAGCCTGGTGCGAAGATGTGTTGGAGCCTTTGCTGGCAGGACTCGACCCAAACCGGCAGACCGTCTTCGGCGAGGATTTTGCCAGAACCGGCGATCTGACCGTTATCCTGCCCCTGCAGGAAACCCAGGGGGCAACCTGGCGGGCGGTCTTCTTGCTCGAACTGCGCAATATGCCTTTCCATCAGCAACGCCAGATCCTGTTTTTCATCATCGACCACTTGCCCAAGTTTCACCATGGCGCACTCGATGCTCGCGGCAACGGTCAATACCTGGCTGAAGTCGCCATGCAGAAATACGGCATCGAAAAGATATCCCAGGTGATGCTGTCGGAAGCCTGGTACCGGGAAAATATGCCGAAGTACAAAGCAGCCTTTGAAGATAAGTCAATCCTGCTGCCAAAAGACGCAGACGTGATCGAGGATCACCGGGCCTTCAAAGTCATCAACGGGGTAGCCAAGCTTCCTGCAACCAAAAACACCGGACAGGATAATACCAAGCGACACGGAGACTCCGGAATAGCCGGGGCGATGGCGGACTTTGCCATTAGGCAGGAAGGCGGGGAAAAGTTAATTGAATTCGAATCAACCGGCAGACGGTGCGCAAGCTTCGATATGTCCGGGTTCATGGGGCGGTAAATATGGCAGAAACAACGCAACAGCAAACCCGGGGCGCGGTGCCGATAGCCGACGAAATCGCGGTCATCACCAAGGACATCGACATTACCGAGGGCTATTTCCTCGACAACCCGGACAGCACGGTCCTGACTGAATCGAAAGGCAAAGGGCTGAAGCTCTATGACGAGGTCGATCGTGATGCGCATTCCGGCTCGGTCCTGCAGACCAGGTACCTGGCCGTTGCCGGTGAGAAATGGGAAGTCACTCCCGGCGCCGATGACGATCGTTCTCGGGAGATCGCCGCTTACGTCACCAAGGTATTAAAAAACTGCAACCTGCTGCAAGCGGCCCAGGAGCTGCTGCAGGGCATCCTGTACGGCTACTATGTCGGTGAGATCATGTGGGTGGAACTGGATAAGAAAATTGTCCCGGCCAGGATCCTGGCCAAGCACCCCAGGCGCTTCGGCTTTTCCAAGGCGCGTGAACTGCGGATGCTGACCAAGGCCCAGCCCCGCGAGGGTGAGGCGGTACCGGAGCGCAAGTTTATCGTCTTCTCGTACGGCTCAAGCGACAACCCTTACGGCAAGGCCCTGGGCCAGCGCCTGTGGTGGCCGGTGTGGTTTAAAAAACAGGGCATTCGGTTCTGGCTCATCTTCCTGGAAAAATTCGGCATGCCCACAGGTGTCGGCAAGTATCCTGCCGGTGCCAAGGATGCCGACAAGAAGACTTTAAAAGACGCGGTCGCGGCCATCCATTCCGAAACCGGCATCATCATTCCGGACACGATGGTAGTCGAGTTGATGGAGGCGTCGCGCGGCGGCACTGTCACGTATGAATCGCTCTGCGACTACATGGACCGGCAGATCAGCAAGGCTGTCCTCGGCCAGACGCTGACCACTGAAATGTCATCCAGCGGCGGTTCGTATGGGGCCTCTCAGACCCACGATGGGGTACGCCAGGATATCAAAGAGGCGGATGCCGGGATGCTCGCCGAGTGTTTCAACGAGACGCTGATCAAGTGGCTGGTCGACTACAATTTTGCCGGAGTCATCGACTATCCGAAGTTCGGCTATATCACCGAAAAAGAGTCGGTCTTGAAAGAGCTGGCCGAACGCGATGCGATCCTGGTCGGCAAGATCGGCGTCAAGGTGGCTCCCGACTATTGGTACAAAACCTTCAACCTGCCGGAGCCCGAGGGTGGGCCTACCGTTATCACGCCCGTTACCGGCTATGCTCCGCCTGAATTTGCCGAAAAGGCGATTGTGGAGAGCAAGAAAATATTCTCGCCCGCACAGCAGGCGCTGGAGGATCAGGGCGCGGCCTCGACCGGCACTGACCCGCTTGCCGGAAATGAAAAACAGATTTTGAAAATCGTCCGGGCGGCAAACAGCTATGAAGAGGCAATGGATGGGCTGCTGGCCTTTTATCCTCAGATGGATGTCAGCCGCCTGCAGATCGGGCTCGATAACGCCATGATCAATGGCCAGCTGCTGGGCCGCAAGATGGTGCAGGATGGCGCTTGATAAATCATTCAAACTGCCCATGCATGGGGCACAGGCCTTCTGGCGCGACAAGGTCCAGCTGGAAGCGGATGAGTTCAAGGCTCTCGCCGATGAAGTCAAGGGCCGGGCCTTCGCCGTCTCGGGCATTGCCAAGGGCGATGAGCTGAACACGGTTTTTCAGGCGCTGCAGCAGGCAATTGACGAGGGTACCAGCTTTGCCCAGTTTCGGGAGGATTGCGAAGAGATCTTTGCCCGGCGAGGCTGGCATGGCAAGACCCCATGGCGGGTGGCCAATATCTTCCAGACCAATATCCAGACCGCCTATAACGTCGGGCGCTATGACCAGCTGCAGGCCGAAACGGATGTCCTGCCCTACTGGATGTATGACGCCATTAACGACGGCGTTACCAGGCCAACCCACCGGGACATGGACGGCAGGGTCTATCCGGCCAACCATCCGATCTGGAATAGCTGGTATCCGCCCAACGGCTACGGCTGTCGGTGCTCGGTGTCAGGTCTGACACAGGACCAGGTGCAGGCGAGGGGCTTGAATCTCGCCACGGAGAACCCCGCGACCGGAGAAACCGAGCTGGTGAATACCGGCACCGGGGCGGTGCGGGCGACGGCGCAGGTCACCCCGGATAGGGGTTTTGATAACAACCCGGGCAAGGACTGGTGGCAGAACACTGAAAAGATCATCCGCGAGCGGCTGAAAAACTACCCGCCGGAGCTGGCTAAATTGGTCGAGGCGGAACTTGGAGAATTTTTGGAGAAGAAAACGCCGTAAATGCCCTGTAAGCGAATTTACCGGGGGTGCGCTTGGTCGTGCAGGATAAGGGGCGTCCGTCAAGCACAGAAAAAATTAAACATGTTTTAAACACACATTCCGATGATCAGCCCAGGCATAAAAATAGATGACCGCGAATTGCAGAAGGTCTGCACCAAGATCGTCCAGCGAGGCGCAAACAAGAAGGACGGACTGCGCATCATCGGCGCGATCGCCCGGGAGTCCATCCGCTACAACTTCAGGGCGGGTGGCAGGCCGAATAAATGGGTGGCCTCAAAGCGGGTAACCGGCAAGCGCGGCCAGACGCTGCGCAAGAGCGGCCGGCTGCAGAACTCGATCACCTCGACCATCGCCGGGGATCGGGTCATTGTCGGCACCAATGTGATCTATGCCGCCGTCCATAATTATGGGGCCAAGAAGTTTTCCTTCGGCACGGTGGTGGCGAAGATCCCGGCGCACAGCAGGAAAAACCCGGCGGGCGATATCAAAGCCGGTCGGAAAAAGGTGGCGGGCGGAGTGAGCTTTGTCCGGGCCCACACCAGGACGATGAAGCTGCCCTGGGGCGATATCCCGGCCCGGGAGTTCATGGTGCTGCAACAGGAGGATATTGTCTCGATCGAAGCGGCAACTGCAAAACACATCATAGGAGGCTGAGAAGCTGAAATGCCAAAGTTTAAAGGGTTTGACGATTTCATAGAGATTTTTCGGGGCGGCAGGCAGGTGGATTCGGCCGGGGTGGAGCGTGACGGCAATGCAATTATCGATAAGGCGGTTATCGCCTTCTCCGCCGCAAAACATGAACCGCCGCTGGTGGTAGGGCACCCGAAGGACAACAGCCCCGCCTTTGGCTGGGCCGAGGCACTGAAGAGCGTGATCCAGCCGGACGGCACCAAGGTGCTGCTGGCCAAATTCAAAGAGGTCGCTCCGGAGTTTGAAGAGCTGGTCAAAGCCGGACGTTACAAAAAACGCTCAGCCGCCTTTTATCCGGACGGCAGCTTGAGGCACGTCGGCTTTCTCGGGGCGGTACCGCCTGCGGTCAAAGGCCTTGCCGATCTCAAGTTTAATGAGGGGGAGCCGGTATCGTTTGAGTTTTCCGACTATCGGGCGGGTGTGATTGCCCGGTTGTTCGGTCGACTGCGGGAATATCTCATTGAGGAAAAGGGGGTGGAGGCAGCGGACAGGATTGTCCCTGACTGGGATGTCGACACCCTGAAAGAAGAGGCGCTCCGGGATGAACCGGCGCTCTCGATGTATAGCGAACGAAAACAAAAGGAGGTCGATGTGACTGGACCAGCAACAGCAACAGCAACAGTAACAACCTTTAGCGAGGCGGACATTGAAGCTGCTCGAACGAAGGCTCAGAAAGAGGGACGCGAGGCGGCAGCCGCCGAATTTGCCGAGAAGGAACGTACCCGGCTGGAAACGGTGGCCAAAGAAGCCATTGCCGCTTTCTGCAAAAAGCCGGTGGCGGAAGGCGGTCCCCTTCCTGCCTGGATCGATGGCGGACTGAAAGAGTTCATGGAAGGCCTCATCGATTCCCCCGCCACCATCGAGTTTGCCGAAAACGGCGCGCAGGTCAAAAAGTCCAGCCTGGACTGGTTCACCGGTTTTATCGGCGGCTTGCCGGAAGCGGTGAAGTTCAAGGAACATGCCCAGGGTGAAGATCTCCCCGAAGATGGCGACTACATGGAGATCGCCAAGCGGGCCACAGAATTTAAAGAGGCAGAGGCCAAGGCCGGGCGCACCATCTCTATCACCCAGGCGGTTGCTCATGTGGTGAAGGGCACGGGCAAATAACAGCGAAAGCAACGCAGGGGGCGGCATCCCCGCCCTTTTAAAAAATCGAACAAGGAGAGGTCATGAAGCCAAAACTCACAGAAAATTTCACCGCAGGCGCGGCCATTGCTCCACACCGCATCTGTAAACCGGGTGCCAGCGACGGCCTGGCCGCTCAGGCAGCTGCCGTAGGCGACTTCTCTTTCGGGGTCTCCGACTCCCTGGGGGCGGCAATCAACGAACGGGTCGATATCCATACCATGGGCGTGGTCGACGTCGAATACGGCGGTGCTGTCACCCGTGGGGCGCTCTTGACCAGCGATGCCGATGGTAAAGCGGTCACGGCGGTGGCCACCAACCGGACTATCGGCGTCGCCAGGGTCTCCGGAGTCCTGGGCGATATCGGCAAGGTGCTGCTTGCACCCGGTACCGTCTGATAAATAAGGCCGGAACGCAAATTTAGGGGCTGATTTCGCTTCAGCCCTAAAACAACCAACAGTAAGGGAGTAAATCATGCCAGCACCTTTCCCGATAGACCCGGTCTTGATGGCCATCGTCATCGCCTTTCGCAATACGGAGTTGATCGCCGATGAGGTCCTGCCCAGGGTCCCGGTCGGCAAGCAAGAGTTCAAATGGCTCGAACATTCAATGGCTGAAGGATTCACCGTGCCGGACACCAAAGTCGGTCGGCAGTCGCAGCCCAACCAGGTGACGTTCTCCGCCACCGAAAAAACCAGTGCAACCGAAGATTACGGCCTCGATGATCCGATCCCGCAAGCGGATATTGACAACGCTCCGGCCAACTATGACCCGGTCGGCAGAGCGGCCGAGGGTATCATGGACCTGGTCGAGCTGGACCGCGAAGTGCGGGTGGCCGCGAAGGTCTTTAATGCAGCGACCTACGGCGCCAATAATAAGGTAGCCCTGGTCGGGCAGGATCAGTTCAGCGACTATGTCAACTCCGATCCGATCGGCGTTATCACCGGGGCGCTCGACAGTATGATCATGCGCGCCAATATCATGACAATCGGCCGGTCGGTGTTCAGCAAGCTGGCAACACATCCGCAGATCGTCAAGGCGGTCCACGGCAATGCAGGCGATGCGGGGATAGCCACCCGGAGGCAAATGGCCGATCTGTTCGAGCTGGAGGATATCTTCGTCGGGTCCGCCTGGGTCAATACCGCCAAGCAGGGCCAGGCAATGTCTCTTGCCCGCACCTGGGGCAAGCACCTGACCCTGATCCATCGCAACAAGACGGCGGACACCAGGTCCGGGGTGACCTTCGGCGTGACCGCCCAGTTCGGCACCCGTGTTGCCGGGCAGGTCGAGGATAAGGATATCGGCCTTCGCGGCGGCAAGAGGGTCCGGGCCGGGGAGTCGGTGAAGGAAGTCATCACCGCTGCAGACCTTGGCTACTTCGTGCAAAACGCGATCGCGTAATTCTTAAAATTAAACGAAGGGCGGGGTCTCGAGCCCGCCCCTTTCCACCAGGTAAGGAGTCATAGACATGGCCGAAAACGAAAAGGAATACATCGTCGCATCGCCGATCATCTACAAAAAGAAGAGGTACGAGGTTGACGAGCCGGTAACGATGGATGAGGAAACAGGCGGGCCGCTGCTTGATCATGGTTTTTTGAAAGAAGTCCCCGCCGAGCCCGAAAAGAAAACCAAAGGTGCCAAGAAACCCGAAGAAGGTAAATAACCATGAGCTACGCCACCCTGGACGACTTGAAAAAAGCCCTCAACGAAGCGGTGCTGATCGACCTCACCGATGATGCCGGGAGTGGCGTGATTGATATGGATGTCATTGACAACAGCCTGGAAGCAGCCGACGTCGAGATCGATGTGTATCTCGGCGATCGGGGATACGGCCTGCCGCTTGCACCGGCCCCTCCCATCGTTGCCAAGTTGGCGGTCGATCTGGCGGTCTTCAATCTCTATTCCCGCCGTCAGGGTCCACCCGATCACTGGCAGGCCAGATACAACAATGCCATCAAGATGCTGACCAAGATCCAGGCCGGAGAGATCGGTCTTGGCAGCGGCGATCCGAAGTCCTCGGAAAGCGACAAGGCCGAGGTTGTGAGCAACGACAGGATCTTTACCGGCCATACTTTAAAGAACTTTTAACGGCCCATGAAAACCTTGTTAACAAACTGCAAAACCAGGCTGCGGGCGGAGATAGCCTACATCCGGAGCAGTGATATTTATATCACCGAGGATATCCGCCTGATCCGCAATTCCGGCAGCTATCCTGCGATCGGCCTGAAAGACGGCGGCGTGCAGTTTGCCGCACTCGCCGGGGACCAGGATGAAGATACCCTGCAGCTGACCGCCGCCGCCTATGTCTCGCTGCAGAAACAGGAGGCTATGCTGATCGGCGCCGCCGGGCAGAAAGGGGTTTTGGACATTGCGGAAGATATTATCGCCGCCTTGAAAGATTATACATTTGCCGGCGTCTACGATAGCGCTCTGCCGCTCTCCCAGGGTGAGTCGGAGATTCTGGAAGATGAGGGTCGGGCGATCATGATGGTGTCGGTTGTGATGCAGTTTACCCGTTTTACCTAAAGTTAAAAAGTAGGAGGATTTGCAGCAATGACAAAAGAAATTACAGGTCGACAGTTTGTCTGTGCCTTTAAGAAAGCGGCTGCATGGCACACTCCGGTAGCCTGCGGGGCGGGTGATGGTCTGCTTATCACCTCGGACGGCATCAAGGCGACCATCGCTCAGGAAATGGATGACAGCGCAGGGCAACCCTGGGTTACCGACATCGATCTTGGCGAGATGACAACCGCTGGATCGCTCGACGCTTATATGCGCTATGAGGGGATGGATGTCTTGCTAGCTGCGGTTATGGGCCAAGCTCAGGTCCCGGCCCTCGTGGTAGGCAGCACGGCCTACAGCAACACCTATGACATGAAGACCGAGATTATCGGCATCTTCGGCACGCTGGCAGAGCAGAAACTGACCGACGTCGCATGGGAATACCCTTCCGTGAAAGTCCATGGTTTCAAGCTGGCGGGCGAGATGAACAAGCCATGCACGGTCGGCTTCGAGTTGATCTGCGACACCTTGGTCCGAAACAGTGTCACCAATACGGTAGGTACCCTGGCTGCGGTCGCGCCTCTCAAGGGCAACCGGGTCATCATGAACAAGGATACCGTCTTTCGCATCAACGATCAGAGCGGCGCGGCGCTTGGCGTGGGAGATATCGTCAATCCGGCAAGCTTTGAGCTTACCGTCACCCGGCCGATGGATTCCGGCGCGGTTGCCGGGCAGGATGGCGTTGCCGAACCGGATGACAACGGCTTTCCGGTAGTTACTCTGACGCTGAAGTTTCCTCGGTACAACGAGGCCAACAATGCTTTTTTCTCCAGCTGGGCGGCGGGTACGCCCAAGAAAATGGATATCACCTTCACCGGCAAACTGATCAGTGACGGGCAGTATTACACTTTCAGAGTGCTTTTTCCGCATCTGCGGGTCGTGGATCCGGAGGCCCCGCTGTCGGGTGCTGGGAAGATCCCCTTCACCATGAAGCTTAGTGCTGTGGGTGCAAGTGCCGCTCCTCTTGGCATGACCACCCTTACCGCACCGATGCGGATCGAGGTTATCAATAAACGTACCACCAACCCTTTGGCATAAGTCACGATCATGGATGAATTAAAACTTGCCGACATCATCGACACCCGA